GTTAAATGTCAGCCTGCTACGAGGACACAGAGGGTGTTGGCAGTACAACTGTCTGGTTCCAGGTCACTGAAGGCCTGGTAGCACTATGTGCACCTCCACACCCGACTAAGGTCGGTCCTGAGAGCTGAAAAGTGGGTAAGGATTTGTTATGCGCCGAGAGCTGAAAAGTGGGTAGGCGTTGTGGTCGCACAGTACCTCAGAGAGTGCCGAAGGGGAGGGAGCCTACTATGTAGGTCCGGAGATCCGTTAAGCTGCTGAGAGTACGCAACACATCAAACAAACTTCCGCCACCCCCAATTTCCAATGTCCAACTACCTCAACCTCGTTATCAGTGGAGCGCCCATCACCCACCAGGTGTTGAAGCCCTCTGAGTACCGTCGCTACGTCAGCGATACCACCACGTCGACTACCATTTATGGTGCGCCCGACACTGCCTCGCACGCCACCGTGTACAAGGTCGGCTACCGTTTTGCGTCTGACCCAATCCATGGGCCCGATCGCAGACTCGGTTCCCGCCCCGACCGCGGCATTCAAGTGCAGGCGATTTACGGCACTGCTGCGACAACCCTCCCTTCGAAGCCCGTGGCTGAGAAGAAGGCCGCCAAGAAGGCGAAAGCGGGCAAGGGCAAGAAGGCCGAACCTTCCGTCGAAGCTGGTCCTTCAGCTCCGACCCCTGCCGCTACTCCCTCTGTCCCGTCGGCCCAGAGCACCGTGCCCATCGCTCAGTTCGAACCTGAGCGCGTGTCACGCCCCGAAGCGTTCGCCCAACCCCCTGACTCTGTCCTTAGAGTGGCCCAGCCGTTCAAGGTCAACGAACAGGAGTCGAAGTCTTTCGCGACTAACGTGAAAAAGTACTTCAACGCTGGAGGCGACTTCCATCTCGCTGACTTGTCAGCACTCGTTTACCGTTTGGCCGTCGGTATGACGTTTTACTCGCACAGTGGCTCGCTTATGCCCCATGACCTTAGTGGAGGCAGAGACGCCAACGTGCAGATGATCGGCCCCAACTACGCCCCTTTCGCCAATGGCGACATGACCATCTTCGTTCCCCGTATGGTGGATACGGTTGCTACCCCCAACACACTGTGTGCGCTAGCTTACGCTGCGACTGGTGTTGGTAGCGTGTTAGCTTCGGAGATGTTCGCTGTCGATAAGGACGGTAGGGCACTGATCCCATCGGCCACTGACGGCAACCTAGCTCTAGGCTGTTATGAAGCGCTGCGCTTGATCGGCAGTAACTACGAGCTTGCGTCAGCTGGGGCGATTTTTGCCTACGCCTTCACCAAAGGCGTCCACCGCGTTTCGTCAGTCGTAGGCATGACTGACGAAGGTGCCTATATGCGCGACGTCCTACGCGAAGTCCATTTTCGCCCCTCTTACGGCGCAATCAACCTGCAGTCGAAGAGTTGGACGGGCCTCCCCATCCCCGCTAACCTTTCGATTGGCGCGATGATAAGCCTAGTCGACTCCGTCGCGTTGGCCACGGCAGCCGGTACGTCCATCTGCGACCCTTGCGTTGAGCGAGACGGTCGTCTGTACCCGAGCACGTTTGTGCAACAGCGTGACCCGGACGATAAATCGAAGCCCGGTCAGCATGCTATGGATGACCCTGACCCTGCAGACAGCGCTGATGAAGACTCCTATGACAACAAGAGCGAACTTGTGGCCCGCATCGCTGGCACAGCTCCGCATTTCGCTCGCAATTACATCAAGTTTCTGTGTGAGTTATTCAGGTTCGTCCACAGCGAGGACGCTGCCCTGACGGCCCAGTCCCATCTCGAGTTGTGTTTCCAGCAACCGGGCCTGCGTGAGAGCCGACACCTAGGCTACGCGACGGTGTGCCCTTACTACTGGATTGAGCCGACTGGGGTTATCCATTTCGATGTCAGCTCGTACACTGCTTGTAAAGCTGGTTTTGGCCCCTTGGCACGGTACGACGCCCCGGGAACCCTGCCCTTGTTTGAGGGTTTCAAACTCCTCGACACGGACACGGGTCTATCGGAGGTTGCGTTTGGCTGGCGCTCCGCACGTGGAAGTGGTGCGGCCCTGCATTTCAAGAACCATTTCCTGGACGGGCTAGCCAACGTCCGCATTACGCAATGTGATCCGGACCAGTGGGGGAACGTAGGTGGCCCTGACGAGTCCGTGGAGGACCGGATCGAGAATGATCGAGATCTCGACAACTTTATGTGGTCGAGAGGCGACGTAGCGTACCCTGCACCCGGTGAAGCTATGTATGCGGGTAGTGCCCTAGTCGCCGTCATCAGACACAGGTCTATCGACCCCACGACGTGGCGCTGTCTGCAAACTCACTTCCCAGATAGGGGTGAGCTGAGTAATGACGTCACCATCAGGGTGAGTAACCTATCACCCTATACTATTGGCCCTCTCGGTCCAGACCGCCATGCTCGCCGCGGCTACTCACAGGGTATGCTCGCGCTTGACACCGCAAGGCGTATGCAGGGCATGACTCTGAAGGCAGGGTTCGGGTCGAAACGTCTCCGCGACCCCTCCATCAGCAGACAAGTGGTCGAAGCACGGGCATCGCAAGGAGAAGTGTCCACTGACACGTCCCCGATTGCCACTATCCCGACGCCAGGCAGTGAGACCGTGAGTGCTCCACTCCCAGTCATTCTTGAGACCGCTGCCAACCGTGCACCCGTCCCTGCCCAGAGCATCCGCGTCACTGGCGCAGGACCAATCTCGGCTAACATCGTCGACGAATTTGCAGCTGCTCAGTCTACCTCTTCCCAACCAGTTGAAGAGGCCCCTGAGCAGCTAGCTGCTTAATGTCGACACAGCCCGAAAGCCCTAAGCTGCGAGTAGGGCACGCTATACTCAGAGAACCAGCGGCCAAGCGTTCTGCCTCTGATGTCGACAACGCCAGATATGCCAAGGCTCTTGCAAATAAGCATGCTCAGCCTTTATATAGTATGAAACCTGTTATTCGGAAAACTGTAAAATCTGCTCCTCATCTTAAGTCTACAGCTATGGAAAAATTCGGTGCAGTGGGTGAGTTCCTATACAATGAACTCATCCGTGAATATGATGTGTCGCTGTTCCCTGAATCTCTCGTCGTTCAGTGGGTCACTGTAGAACAGCTCAAAGTATTGTACGGCGAGACGGTAGCTGTGGCTGCTTCTTTGCTACTCTGTAAGTATCCTTTCCAGGTGAGAGTATCCAAGTCCCTGTTACAGCGCCTAACTGACGAAGCGTTGGCTCCGGCCCCGGCTGCAGATGGTCTTTCAATGTTAGACCTGGACCGCGCAAAAGAATTGAACCTCTTTCCCGTAAAACCATTCGTCGGGGCAGCGCAGAAAGCGAACGTGTTCTTCTCTGATGTGTGGACCGACTTAAAGAAGTACTATCCTCACCTAGCACAGCGGTTCCGTGCGGTCAGCCCATTCATGGCCGGTCTGACAAACGACCAGGCTGCTTGTTGTCTGGTCCACGCGAGGTGCTTAGAAGGCAGGTTACTTGATCCTGTACTAACTGCCGTCCGTTTTATTCAAGACCCGAAAGGCGCTAAGGAACTATCGACTATTGTGAAAGCAATCGGCGCCAACAGCACGGAGATAGGCGGACAGATCACTGAAGTCTCTTGCCTCTTAGGTCGCGGCGTAGGCAATTTTGACTTACGTAGTGACGCTGCGAAGCGGTGCCAGCCAGCATCCAAACAGGAGTCTCTGTTCAGGGTCGACCCAGCTAAGTTGCGTCCTATAGTGCGGGGTATCCTTGAACGTGAGATAGACCGTAGCCGCTTGCACTTCCCCAGCGACGAAGACAAGTGGACTTCGCGATGGATGTGGTGTGTCAACGGCAGCCACAGTATAGGTAGTGAAAACGCCATTAGAGGGAAAAGCGTGATTCCGAAGAAGATTCCCCGCGCATACAGAAAAATGTTCGCGGAGAACTTGAAGTCGTGGAACCCTGATGTGTGGTCGGGAAGGTCTTTCTTCAGTGCGTCAGCTAAGCTGGAACCCGGGAAAGTCCGCCCCATCTACGGCGGTGACTCGGAAACTTACTTTGCTTTTGAATGGCTACTGCGCCCCGTCGAAGATGCATGGCGTGGTTACCGCGTCTCTTTGGATCCTGGCTCTGCTGGCGTTCTCGGCAACATCAATAGGATGCGGAAGGTCCAATCTTACGGTGGTGTCAATGTTATGGTCGATTACGACAGTTTCAATGAAGCCCATACCACGGAATCGATGGAGGTTCTCTTCGAGGAACTGACTTCACTCGTCGGCTATGACCCCGGGCGATCGAGGAAGATCGTCTCTTCATTCAGAAACGCCCATGTACGGTGCCATGGTGAGTATATTGGTAAGTTGCAGGGAACTCTCATGTCTGGACATAGGGCCACTACGTTCGTCAACAGTGTATTGAATGAAGCCTACCTGACCATCGCAGCTCCTGATCTGTTCCCTCGACTAGCGTCCATACACGTTGGCGATGACGGTTTCATCGTGTGCCGATCGACGGCTGATGCTGCCGAGTTAATGCAGGCCATCTCCCGATCAGGCATCAAGATGAATCCAGCTAAACAGAGTGTAGGTTACGAAACGGCTGAGTTCCTCAGAGTGGCCGTGGGAGACTCGAACGCCCAAGGGTACTCTGCTCGCTCGATCGCATCCTTGATCAACGGCAACTGGGTGACCGAACGCAAGTTAGACCTAATGGAAAGCATGAATACCTTATGCTCATCAGCTTGGTCGCTTGCGAACAGAGCCCGTGACTTAACGATCCCACAGCTCTTCTGTAGTGCAGCACAGAGAGCTTCGGGTTTCTCAAGAGATAAGTGCCGTCTCTTGTTGACTGGTGAAATGGCACTTGGTAACGGTCCAGTCCGAGGCACGAGGAACAAGTACTCGAGGCTGGATATCCGGGCTGTAGAGGTACCAGCAGTGGAAGACGAGTGGAGTGAGTACAACGCTTACGCCACCGAACAGTACCTTAGCAACCATGTCTCTTCTGTCGAGCTCCAAGCACAGAAGTTTACCGGGACCGATCTGGTGAGGGTCATGAAGTCCGCTTCATATATGAAAGGCTTCGCCGAAACCCAGACTACTCGGAAATACTTCAGTGAGGTCCGCGATTTCATGTCTACACAGATGGAACGCGGGATAACGACTGTAGAAGAGGCAGCAAACCGCGAGCCCCAGAAAGGCGCCCTCAGTAGCTACCCTCTGCTCAATTTCATGAGAACTAATCTGAAATTGTCAGAGGTGGTCCATTTACTGAACATGCTGGCTATCCCTATAACCGCCGACCCTGAAATGGTGGCTTGGGGGGACTCAGCACGTGGCGTCGTAGTCCGTGGATGGTTGCCGCGAAGTGATGCCTTGGTGTTAGGTGGCAGGACGAAGAAAGCCATCTTGCACTGCACCTTCCCGGTCTACTTCTAAACTGAGTAGACCACCGTCTCTGTCCGACGTTAAATGTCAGCGCGTCCATTAGGCGACACCGCACCAGCCGGCGTAGTGGAATAGGGCCTTTGCGGCTAAACGCATGAAGGCCTAGGCTTTTAGAAATAAGGGGGCG